GCCCGCGAACACGCAATCCATCGCGGCCGGCGCAACGATTCCGACCAGCTAATCGCCCTCAAAAACGGCCTCTGGGCAAGGCCACAATTCCTGGATGGAGCCTCCCCCGCATGTCTGGTGCCATTGGCTTCAGCTACATCCCGCCAAACCTGCGGGTGCCGCTGTTCTACGCCGAATTCGACAACACCGAGGCCGGCAGCTCGCAGCCGGTGCAGCGCGCGCTGATCATCGGCCAGGCCACCACCGCGGTGCCCAGCACCCCGTCGCCGGCCTTCGTGCCGAGCGTCGCGGCGGCACAGAGCAGCTACGGCGCCGGCTCGCAGCTCGCCAACATGATCGCAACCTATCGCGCCAGCGATCCGGTCGGCGAGCTGTGGGCTTTGCCGCTGGCCGATGCCACCAGCGCCACCGCCGCAAGCGGCACCATCGCCTTTGCCGGGACCGCGACGGCCAACGGCACGCTGTTCCTCTACATCGGCGCCGGCGCGTCGGCGAGCGGCCTGGTCAATTCGCCGGTGCAGGTCGGCGTTACCAGCGGACAGGTGGCGACGGCGCTCGCCACCGCGGTGGCCGCGGCGATCAACGCGCAGTATGGCCTGCCGGTCACCGCCGCCGCGGCATCTTCCACCGTCACGCTGACCGCGAACAACAAGGGCACGCTCGGCAACGACATCCCGATCACGCTGAACTACCTCGGCGCGCGCGCCGGGCAGTCCACGCCGGCCGGGCTGACCGTGACCATCACCGCCATGACGGGCGGCGCGACCGATCCGGTGCTCACCAATCTGGCCACCTGGCTCGGCACCGCCGCCTTCGACTTCATCGTCAACCCCTATCCGAACGCGACCGCGCTCGGCGTCACCAGCGCGCTGATGGCGGACGCCACGGGGCGGTGGAGCTACGCCGCGCAGGTTTATGGCCACGTCTTCAGCGCCTCGCGCAACACCGTCGCGAACCTGCAAACCCTCGGCACCGGCTTCAACGATCAGCACCTGACCATCCTCGGCGTCAACAACCTGAGCCCGACGCCGGCCTGGGTGTGGGCCGCCGGTTTCGTCGGCGCGATCGCGCCTTCGATCAAGGCGCAGCCCAACCGTCCGGTGCAGACGCTGACCATCGCCGGCGTGCTGCCCGAGCCGATCGGCTTCGACATCGGCTTCGCCAACGAGCAGGTCCTGCTCACCGCCGGCATCGCGCTGGCCTCGCGTGGTCCGGGCGGTATCGCGCAGATCGTGCGCGCCGTCACGACCTATCAGCTCAACAAGTTCGGCCAGCCCGACACGTCGTATCTCGACACCGAGACGATGTTCACCCTGATGGCGGTGATCCGCAACCTGAAGGGCGCGATCACGCAGCAGTTGCCGCGCGCCCTGCTGGCCAGCAACGGCACGCGCCTGGCCGCCACACCCGCCGGCGCCACGCCGGTCATCGTCACGCCGCAGATCATCCAGGGCATCCTGATCGCGGCCTACACGCAGATGGCGGCGAACAACTGGGTGCAGCGCGCCGACCTCTTCGCCGCCGGCCTGCTGGTGCAGATCAACGCCAACGATCCGACGCGCTGCGACGTGCTGTTCGATCCGTATCTGGTCAGCGGGCTGCGCATCTTCGCGGTGCTCACGCAATTCCACCTGCAGGCCGCGCAGCCGGCGCAGGCGTAGGGAGAATCCTTCATGGCGCAAGTCGAACGCGGTGGCATCTCCAGCATCTACATCGGAGGTGCCACCTACGAAGTTTCCGCCGAGATCACGATCAAGCTCGGCGGCATCGTCCGCAAGCCGGTGGTGTCGTCCAACGGCACCGCCGGCTATACGACCGCCTGGGATGCGCCGGAGGTCGAGTTCGAGGCGCTGGACGCCGCGACGGTATCGGTGACCGGCATCCTCGGCATCGTCGACACCCCGCTGCAGGTGCAGATGAACAACGGCAAGAGCTACCTGATCGCCGGCGCGACGCAGGTTGACCAGCCCAGCGTGAAGGTCGCCGAGGGCAAGATCTCCGGGCTGAAGTTCACCGGCGATTATTGCCAGGAAGTGGGGGTTAGCGCGTGAGCGGCGCACAGGATTCCGCGATGCTGGAAGGCATCGTTGTTCCGCTGGGCAAACCGGTGCACGTGCTGACCGGCATGGTGAGCAGTTTCACCCTGCGCGATCCGACCGGCAAGGATATGGCCGAGGCCGGCTATCCGACGCGCTTCGACAGCGTTGGCAACACCACGATCGATGCCAGGGTAATGACGCGATTCATTGCCCGTCTCGCTGGTGTGCCGGTCACCGCGGTGGAGGAAATGAGCGGCGCGGATTGGAACCGATGCGCGTTGGAAGTGATGGATTTTTTAGGTGGTGGGGCGGCGGAGAGCAGCTCCTAGACCGCTATTTCGAGGCCGGGCGCTGGTGGGGCGACATCGAGCATATGCTGTCGCTCACGCCCGACCGCCTGGATCTCTACCTGAAACAGGCCCACCGCATCAAAGAGCTTGAGGCGAAGCCGTAATGGCCGACAGCCAGCAAGTCTTCAATGCCGACGTCGTCGCCGTCGATAAGACGTCGGCGGCGATCGGCAAGATCGCGGCCCATCTCGGCGGGCTCGGCCGGATGGCGCAGGCCATCGGCACACATTCGCGCGGTATGGCCTTAGTGATGAAGACGGCGTTCGGCGAGGCTGGGCACGCCGCATCGGGCGCTGGCCGCGCCGCGCATGGCGCCGATGCCGCGATCAAGGGCGCCGGACGCTCCGCCAAGGCGGCTGGCACCGAGATCGCGCACGCGGCGCACCCGCGCGTCTGGCTGGCGCTGGCCGGGCACGCCAATCTGTTCCGCAGCCACCTGGGCGGGATTCGCGCCGGCATCGGCGGCATCGCCAACAGCATCACGGGGCTGTTGCCCGCGCTGGGCGGCCTGTCCGCCGGCGCCGGCCTGGCCGGGCTGTTCGCGATGTCCGAGCACGTCTCGCAGAGCTTCGCCGAGATGAACAAGGCGGCGCTGACCGCGGGTGTCAGCGTCCAGCAGTTCCAGCGGCTTTCCTTCGCCGCCAAGATGGTCGACATGCCGGTCGAGTCGATGAACACGTCACTGTTCCGGCTCAATCGGACCATCGGCGAGGCGGCGTCGGGCAAAAGCAAAGACGCGGCGGCGCTGTTCGGTCATCTCGGCATTTCGCTGCGCGACGGCAACGGCCACATGCTGAGCAGCGCCGAGCTGCTGCCCAAGCTGGCCGACGCGTTCCAGCGCACCACCGACCCGGCGATGCGCGCGCGTATGGCGATGGTGCTGTTCGGCCGCGGCGGCAAGGATATGATCCCCCTGCTGATGGGCGGGCGCGAGGAACTGGAGAAATTCTCGCGCGAGTCCGACGCGCTGAACTATCCGTTCACGGCGGCCGATCAGAAGAACCTGGAAAACTACCACCGCTCGATGGGCAAGATGAGCGCGGCGGTGTCGGGCTTCTCCGGGGAGCTTGGTGCCAAGCTGGCCCCCGCGTTGCAGCCCGTCGTTGATATGGTAACGCAATGGGTTGCGGTCAATCGCGATTGGATTACCACGGGTATTGCAGACGCTGTCCGTGACTTCACGGGCTATGTCAAGAGCGTCAACTGGAGTGAGGTCGGGCAGAAAATTCGCACGTTCGGCGGAGACGTCGATTACGTCGCTGGTCTCTTCGGTGGCTGGCGGCGCGTGATCGAGGGCCTGATGACCCTTATGGTGACCCGAGCCGTCATCTCGTTCTCCATGCCCTTCGTGCGCGTAGTCGGGGCGATCGGCCGTGCTACCGCTGCGTTGGCTAGATATAAGGTCGCGGCGACCGAGGCTGCGGCTGCGGGGGATGCCGCAGCCGCAGCCGGTGGAAAAGCTACGAGGGGCCGTGGACTGATGGGGGCGGCTGCGAAGGCTGGCGGGGTAGCGCTGGTCGCGGATGCGGTTCTTGGTGCGGTCGATCCAAACGATAAGGCGGGCTCCTGGATGGACAAGCACGTCCCGGGCGCCGCATGGCTGGACAATCTGGCAAGCCATATTGGGATGGGACGGTCCTATCAAGAACAGAGCGAGGCCGATCCGTCTCTAGCCCCGCACGTGAGCCCGCTGCCGAACCTGTATGGCCCCCGGGTGGGCGCCCCCGCGCCGGCCGGCGAGGCCGGGCAGAACGGCACGACCCGCACCGAGATCGTCATCAAGGGCCTGCCGCAGGGCAGCACGGTCAATACCACCACGTCCGGCAACGTCGCGAAACCCGATGTGGACGTCGGCTATAATCTCGCCGGCGTCGGGGGCTACTTCTGATGTCCGGCGCCCTCGCCCTCGCCGGCGGCGTGCTCGACGCGCTGCAGGCCATGCTCGGCAGCCGCTCGCGCCTGCTGCCGGCCAGCTTCGCCGGCGTGCCGTTCTACGTGGACGTGGGCAGCGGGTCGGGCGGGCGCCGCCTGATCAAGCACGTCTTCCCGCTGCGCGACACACCCTATCTCGAGGACATCGGCAAGCTCCCGCGGGAGTTCAAGATTACG